ACTGCTACTGCGGCAGCAGAGAACTGGTTGTTGGCGATTACAACTTGAACAATGGTGTAAGCATCAGACCATTGGTTAGTTGAACCGGGTGGGTAGGCTACTTCACGACCGAGACCAACAACGCGAACCTGACCTTGAGCGCCAGAAGCAACAGGAGTTGCCAAGAGAGCTGTAGTGGAGAAGCCAGCGCCACCAGTACCAATTGTGTAACCATCGGTTACCAATGAGCCTGTTGTTGTGTCGAAGTTGTACTCAGAGCCAATAGCGTTTGCGTTAGCAGAACCGTTAACTTGGATCTCATAGACCAAAGCTGGATCTTGGAAAATCCAGAAAACGATTTGAGTAGCAGCAGCTAAAGAAGTTGCAGTGATTGACTTACCTAATGTACGACGACCTTCAGCGGTTGTATATTCTACACCGTCGAAAGAACCGTATACTTTGCCGGAGCCGGCAGTTTGGTTAGCAATTGTTAATTGGCCTGTTGAAGTGATTGCCACGGGTGTGTACTGATAAAACGCTACTTGAGCTCCGGTTAAGGAGTAAGGAGCTGTGTACGCACCACCAGTTGTGCTGGTGAGGTTATAGTTGTTTGTTCCAACAAAAGGAACAGAACGATCTAAACCACTTGGGTGGTAAGCTGGCTTCAGACCAAAGGGTTGAAATACTGTAGACATAGTCTAATTTCCTTTGTTTTTTGAAGAATGTTAAGAGAAACGAATGTTTTTATTATTCGCTTTTGCGGTATCTTTTTCCATTTCCAAAAGGCCACCTTCGAGTACGGAACGCCCACCTTTACTTCCCTCAGCAGCACCACGCACTTGTGCAGTGATGTTGCGTTGGTGCTCGAGAGGATCCTCGAGGTGGAGCATACGCATAACTTCTTGGTAGACATCTTCTGGTAACTTGAAGAGAACCATTTCGTTACAACTAACACAGCCTTCAAACTTGCCCGAGCTCATCTTGCCTAGTCCTTCAAAGCTAATTCCTAATTCACTAGCTTTAACTGGCTCATAACCCAATGCCATACGTTTGTCGATACTGTCGTAAGTATTGGTTGTTGATAACCAACACAAGTGCATTCCAGGGATTGTACCCGCTGGAATCTCGGGCAACGCACTATTTGCCCACTTGTCTCTAAACGCATCAAGGCGTTCACGACGTGCAATGTCTTCTGGATTCGCGTTATTTGCGCGTTCCATTACTTCTTGTGCTCGATCGGCTAAGCGATCATCTAAGTCACGTTTAATTCTTGTATTTGCCATGATAATTAACCTTTATTTTGACGATCATATTGCGCATATGCGCGGATCATTTTATTTCGACGTTCAACATCGTCCCATGCACCAGCATCCTTAATTGCCTGAACACGATCAGCGCTTAATCTGATTGTGCCTGGCTTGGTGCCATTACTTTCAACTCGACTAGAGGCTGTTGGGCCACTATTTTTCTTGGTTGAGCCTCCTTTCGATGTATATCGATGAGGCAGACGTGCTGATAACCGATTATCTAACTCTTCCCAGTACTCGGGGTCACTTGGATCCCATCCGTCTTGAGCGAGTTCTTGGTCAATTACCTTTGCAATTCTACTATCTGTGTCTCGAGCCTGTGGATCATACCAGGAGTTCTTTTTTAGCCATTTTGTAGCGTTTTGTTGAACTTCTGTACTGATTTCGTTAGGCACATTCTGTTTAGGTGCCTTAGCTGACTCGAGTTGTTGTTTCTTGTAATGCTGAGCCTGTTGCAGACGCTGTTTAGCCTCTGTTAATTGCTCTAAAAAATCTACCTGACCGGCTGCATCTCCACTTTGGGCTGCCTGCAACATCTTCATCTTCGCATACTCGACTCGAGTGGCTTCATCTTCGATGGCCTTGTCGATTTGTGCAAATTGGTACGATGTTGCGGTACTTTCGACCGCAGCTAAGCGTCTTGCTAACTCTTCGTTATGCCGTTCAAGCGCTTTAATCTTATTTTGTGCTGTTAAATCGCGCTGCTTTTTTAATTCTTTCTTAAGTCTGCGCTCTTCTCTGCGGGCTTCACGGATTTGCTCTCGCTCGTCTTCCGTTTCGCCATCATTTTCATCATCTTGCTCATCGCCGTGATCTTCATCGTCGTTATCGGATGAATCTTCGACTTCTTTTTCCTTCTTTTTCTTATTTTTGCCGTTTTCTTCAGCATCAGCAAGAGGATCTGGTTCTAATTCGTATGCGACCAGTGCACTTCCGTCGTCTTGCTCTTTAACGGGTATATCTTTTTCATTTTCTGCCATAATTTTCTTTCAAAATTAATCCACAAACGCTTTCATTTTCTGTGCATACTCAAAATTGCGGATGCGAGAGATAATTTCACGTGCCTGAAGCGTAATAAACACCACTGGGGCGCCACCATCATCAGGATTAATAACAAAACGGTCACCGCCGTACTTGATGGTTCTAACCAAATCACCTTCTTTACACCAAGGGCCTTCAATCCAAGGCTCTAATGTGTCCGGTGACTTATATGCTAGGGGGCCAATCTGGCGTACTTTAGCTACAGTCTCGTTAAAACGTAACGTTTGTCTGGTTTCGTCTACTAAAATAATACCGCCTTTACTGGTATTTTTTTCTCGACGTAATTGAACTAATACACGATCTCCGGCTACTTCAACACCCGGATCAATAATTGGAAAACATTCCAATTCTGTTCTAGTATCTGGTTCGTCTTTTTGATTTATATCAAATGCTGCCATCCGGCAACCTCCTATGATCTTTACAGATCCTCTTCATCATCCTCCGAAAGTACATTTTCAATAATCGAAAGGGTTTCGGATAGCCCCTCACGTTTACCTACAAATCTTTGATAAGAATCAAAGCTATGTATATTCACTCCCGATGCAATTGCTTCGGCAAGTTCTTTTTCTGCGATCTTAATTCTATTCAGAATTTCGCTTAATAAATCAACCATTGGATTCCATCCAAATTGCTACAGCTTTTATTTGGGCTGTGTTAAAATTACTTTTTATTCTATTTGCTAAATGGGAAATCCAATACACATTTCCCTCTACATAACCCAATTCTGGAATAAACTTATCCATTGTTGGACTATTATCTTTATTTCCTGTTTTACCTTTTGATTCACACCAAGAAAGTGGGATATTTAAAACTGGGCATATATCAGGTGCAATTGACAAAACATACTCATATGTAACATCAAATGGTATATTATTGGCTTTTGCTTTTGATTTTCTATTGGCAAATATCGTTTTTACATGCGAATCTTTGGAAAGCATTCGCTTGGCATTCTTTTTTGTCCAAGGTTTCATTTCTAACTCCAGTAAGTTAAATAGGTAGAAGGTTAGTTCTTGTACTGGCAAGAACGGCATCCGTCGATGCTTTTCCCTTCTTATACATATTAATGCAAAGGGAGCGGAAAATCCGCCCTAAGCATTAATAGAAATTTCCGCCGCCGATTTCGTTCAGATTCTTATCTGGACCAACTTTAGAAGGTTTAGCCATCTTAGCTTGCGCTGCGCCAATCTTCCAGTTGTTGTCGCGGTGTGAGCCAGAATTACCAGCGTCTAAATTTTTGTCTTCTGGGCCGCCGCCGGAGCTTTGTTTGCCCATTTGCTTGTAGGTTTGACGAAAACCTAATTCATCTTTTGCCATTATTGTTCCTCAGTGGGTGGTTGTGGTGCTGCTTGTTGTTCCGGGGCTTGTGACTGTAATGCTTGGTTTTGCGCCTGGAATGCTTGTTGCTGCAATTGTTGCTCATGTTGCTGTTGAGCTAATGCGGCTTGTTGTTGTGCTTTTGCCTGCTGTGCTACTTGATCTGCCTGTGATTGGAAATTCTGCTGCTGTACTGCTAGACCATGTTGACGGATGTCCTGATCGGATGCTTTAATAGCCTCCATGGCAGACATGTTCTGTTCGTGGTCAAGCTGAGCCTGCTGCTGATCCATTTGTGCACCGGCCGTAATGGCTGCGACACGTTCTTTTGCTGCATTATTAATATTTGCCATCGCGATATCGGTAGCATTACGCTGGTTGTCGATATTGGTCTGGGTTGAATACTTAGCTTGCAACTCGGCCACTTTCTGCTGCAGTTCTGCAACCTTGAGTTGGTAGCTTTGTTGTGCTTGTTGTAAGTCAGATTGAATCTTAACTTGGAACTCTTGTGTCTTACGTTCTGTCTCAGCCATCGATGTCTTGATAATTGCAGCAGAAGTAGGATCATTCATAGCAACTTGCTGCATCTGAGCTTGTTGTGCTTGTTGTACTTTCATTGCCAAGGCCTGGATTTGTTGTACATAACCAGACAAGTTCATCTTAGCATCTTCATCAACCATCTGCGATGCCAGGGCCAACGCTTGTTGTGCCTCGATATCCAATGGTTTTTCTGTGTGCAATTCAAGTACATCGTGGCCGCCAGAAGCCTGGGCCACATAAGCACGCATCGATTGTAAATAATGCAGTGTCAAGTGTTGCTTGATGTGTTCAAGTGCATGAGGAGCAAATACAGGACCAATGACGGGGTTGCCACCATAGGCTGGATTTTCTGCGTACTCTAAGTGAACCTTGATGTGGGCAATATGGTCTTGATCTGGGTATGCTGCTGCAGGACGACCCATCGTCATCGAAACGTTTTCTAGTGCTGGGTTAGATTCATGCGCACCCATTGGGTTTGGCAGAATCTCTTCAATTGCTGGAACTTTTAACTGCGCAAGTACGCGGCGATAAACAGAACGCATATCAAACATGCCAGGGGGCGCGGATGACGCCATCTGCAACAGTGCCTGG